TTTGAACTTGTGAATCTTCGTCGCTTCCGACACTAAGACTAACAGCTTCTTCTACTTCGGCTGTTTCGAGCACCGAGGCGTCTACTACAGAAGCCTTTGGAGCAGTTTTCATTTCTTCAGAATCATCCTCTTCGTCTTCATCTTCCGAAGCCTTTGTTGTTTGTTTAGAGGCGATTAATGAAGCTATAACGCTGAATAATTCATCATCAATGCTGTCAAATTTTTCAATTGAACTTTCAGCTGTGTTTTGATCAATACCGCTTTCTACTAAAGAAGCCATTCTTTTCATTTTCTTTTCTTTCTTCATCATTTCTTCTTCTTTAGATTTGTAAGCAGCAAGTACCTCGTTAGTACTTGAAAGTTCATTCTGAATAGCTTCTAGAGCGGCCTTCATTTTTTTCATTTCTTCTTCTTTTTTGGTCATCTCTTCTTCCATCTTTTTGGCCGCTTCAACTTGTTGATCAGTTTCAACAGTTGGTTCTACTACAGTTTGTACAGTTTCTAAAACTTCTGATTCTGCGACTACTGTAGTATTTTCTGTTTCAACACTCATAATTGTCTCCTTTAAGTTGGCTTGATTTGAAAATACACCTTCTTCTGAAAAATCGTTATTTTTTTCTAAAATTATATTATATTCTGCTAATTCTTTGTTTAGGTATAATTCTTCTTTTGTAAAAATAATACTTTCTGGATTAGCTGGTTTATTAACAAAACCCTTACCAGAGAAAGTTATTTGTCTTAAAACTCTACCTATCTTATAGTTTTGATGTTCTCCAAGACCACCATATGCTCTTAAATGCTGTGTTAAAAATGCTGTTTCTTCATTGCGTGGTAATATATTATACTTACCTGTTGTTTTATTAATTAAACCATAATCAAAACCTTTAAAGAAACACTCCATACTAACATATTTACTACCACCTTCTATTTCCCTGATTAGAGATACTGCTCTTTCTTTAAGTTCTGGTTCAGTATATCCTGTATATATTACAGATCCTGTTAAAATATGAAATTTTTCAGGTAAATCTGAATACTCAGTATTTTCATTTATAATTTGACCATTTTCATCTATGGGCCAATTTGATGTTATATGACCAACAATTAAATTTTCATTATGTTCTAAGTTTGTAGGTTTATGTGTGGGTGTTGATTTTGCTACCCAAACCTCTCTAGGATCAAAAATATCATCATTTTTATTCCATGATGTTGTTACTAGTATTGATTGAGTATAATAAAGATCAGAATCTTCAATACCAGCAAAAGATTTATTCTCAATACTAGCTTTAGTTATTTGTGGTTGTTCACTTTTTTCGGCTAAAGAAGCATATACTATGGAAGATTTAGCAGATAGGAGTTCAGTTAGTTCGGCGTCTTTTTCGGCTTTATAAATATGCATTATTATACTCCTGTATTATATTAGCCATACACCATTTGATAAAAATAACTTTTAGTATACTTGATTTCTTCTGCGGTAAGTGGTCTATTAAGTTCTGAGTAAATATTTTTTGTTAATTTATTGTATAGATTAATTGTGTTTAAAATATCAATACTATTTAAAGTATTGAGTTTTGATAAAACTATATCAGCTGTAACTGCCGACTGAGGTTCTAAACTAAACAAGATTTTAGTTTTCGTAATTTCTGCTTCGTCATATTCTACGCTAGATAAACTTCTCATATTTTTCTTACTATAAAATTCTAACAAATAAGGATTCATTATTTCGTTGATTTTATCTTGAGCTTGTATAGCCCACAGTTGTAAAGATGCTCCTGTTTGCGGACTAAAAGTTTTTGTTTTTCTCTTTTTGGTATCTGTACTATTCTTGGGTCTACCTTGTTGTGGTTGTCCTGGTAAAGAACTACTAGGTATAGTTGTTTGACTCTTCATTTCTAGTGCTGTCATTTCGCCACGTTTTTTAGGATCCAAAGTTAAACCTACTTGACTTGGAGTAGCAATACCTAATTGTAAACACATCTTTTTTAGAGTATTTTCATAATTAGCATCAAAGAATGGGCCAGCTTTTTGAACCATTCTGTCAGCATTTCTAGCTTTATCTTCTCTATTTAATCTACTCTTTTCTGTATCTGGATCAAAACCAAATACTCTTTGTACTAATTCATCACTGACGATATTACGATCAGCTAGTTGAATAAGTAGGGCTTTTTCTGCGTCTTCATTGCTAAGATCCATCCTGTCGAATTCTATTTTAGCTGGTAATCTAAAACCCATGGCCTTTTGAACCATAGCAATTTCTTGTTTCCAAAACATCATTAAAACTTTACGTCCATACTGTAGTCTTTGTGTTAGTGTTTTGAGACTTATGAAATTATTGGTAGTACCAGCAGCACCAAATGTGCCAGTTAGTGTTGGTGGAATTCCTAAGCCAGCATAAATACTATTTAAATGAGGAGCATACTTAGCCTCTCCTAAAAATTGATGAACATTGGTTTTGCTTTCAATAAGCTCTATATCTGGACCCCAAACTAAGTCCATTGTGCCGCCACCAACATTGGCTTGTAGTATTTGACTCAATTTACTGGCGGCGGCTTGGGTTGGAGCAATTTTATGTTCTAAATTTCCTAATTTAAAAATTCTAATATTACTAATTGCACCATCAAGAGCGGCAAGATCTGCTAATTTTAATTTTTCTACAATACCAATATCGTCCATAATACTATAGATCATAGGAAATGCCCATGTTTTCCAGTCATCTTTTTTATAGTGATAAACAAAAGTTTTGTCTGGATTTAGTAAATATGCTTTTTTAGCCTTAGCGGCTTCTATGATCGCTGATGGCAGTTGATCAACAATGGCTTTTTCAGCATCGTTTTTAGGAGCATTAATAAGTTTACGTAAACTAGCTGGTAAAGTTATAGCGTATGTTTTATTCTGTACAAAAGAAGATAAAGAATCTCCCATAACATCAACACATCTGGGATCTATAAAAGTATATGTCCAAGGAATTTCTCTTTTTTCTACATTACCATCTATAGAGTTAATAACCAGATCCGGACTAGCTGTAGCTTTGTATAAGCTGTCTGCAACTTTTAAACTAATTTTTGCTGTTTGTCTATTTATTACAACATTACCAACACGATATAGATTATTAAGAAATCTTTCGCTGCGTTCTTCGCCCCTAACCTTTTCAAACCAATTTCTATAAAATCTTTCTATTCTTTTATTTGGATGAACAAGTCGTATACCCTGACTAGCAAAATCACCCATAAGATCAATAACATTTTTTACTAAACCGACACGATTATATATTTGATCTGCTACCGAAAATATAGCCTTAATTTCTGTTGGAATAGCTTCGTCTGGTCTAAAATAGTCATAGTCTGTTCTGGTTAAACCTGGACGACCAGACATTTGACCGTCTAGATTTATAAAGCTACGAAATCGACTATTAGCTGCTGTAGCCTTATTTGTAAATAAACCGTATTCTTCTAAGCTTTTGCTAGATTCATTAAGAGCACTTTGTTTACTCTGTAAATCGGCTTCGTCCCATGTAACATAAGCATTTTCAGGTAAGATATTAGCACTCTCTATTGCTTCGCTCTTGGGATATTTTTTTCTTGGCATAATAATGATATTGTAATGTGTTTACTAATAGTATTAAGTTTTAATACACAATTATCTATAAATTCCACCATATATATTAGAGTTGGCACTATCTACAAACCAGTTTGGCCCTTTATACATTTGACCGTCTTTTTTCTCCATATTATCTAAATTGTTTCCAATAATTTCAAAAGATGGAGTTTGTAAGGTTCTATTAAGTTGTCTTGCTAACATATTAGCTATTAATAAAGCACTATATCTATCTTTTCTTAATTTACCCTTTTTACCATTAGGTAGTTTAACTTCTGGAGTATCCCATCTGTCTCTAGCATTAGGACCGGTACTAGTTTGAGTCATTATAATAGTTGTCAATTCATTTTTTAATTCTTCTATTTCTAGTATACATTCACTTTCACTATCATAAAGATTATCTAGATCAGTGGTCATAATGTCTTTATTTTCTTTATCTAACGCTAGTGCTAAACTGACCTGATCAAACCGTGGAAATAACAAAGCCTTATCTTCTAAATCTTTTCTTAATCCGTGATTAGCTTGGCTAGTCCAGTCTGCTCTGGCAAACTGTACTAATTCTAATATATGTAAACCTTGTTGATCATCAGTTTCTTTGGCTTTATTAGGATCTATAGCTGGCCATATAATACTTTCACCTTCTTCTAATTTATCAGGATCATGTAATGCTTCTTCTATAGCGACACCACCACCTTGAGCATCCATTCCTATGCGAATACAAGGAAAAGTTTTCATAAGATTACGAATTTTTCTAGAGCAAAATCCATAGAAATCATATTCATTAACTAGTCCTGTTTTTTGTCTATCTTTAAAATTATTTCTATTTGTAGTCCAACAATATACTATTCTGGTATGATCTTTATGTAATTCTAATACTACTATACTAAAATTATCTTTTTCACTAGCGGGATCGATTCCGTATACATATTGACAGTCGGCTTTTCCTCTAGTAGTAACATCAAATAATATTTGATTATTATTAACAAATACTGGTTTAGTATCATTAGCCACACAACTCTCTATAAGAGAACGTCTGAAGAACCCGTCACTATCTTCTGTAAAACATGCAGCATATTCCATATTATAAATACCAGTATGAATAGTAGCTTTTGCTCTACTAACTTGTTTATCATCCATAAAACCTTTTGGAATAAGCTCATAAGGCACTCGTATAATACTATAATCTCTCCAATTAAAACTATCTGGTACTTCGCCCTTGAAAATTTCTTCTAGCTTATGTTGATCTCCTCTGCTATTGATAATATCTTTATATCTTTTCCAATACTGTGCAAAATGTTTAAAACTATAATCAGCAGTACCAGCAATAATAGCTTGATTACCCTTCTTTATTTGAATAGCTTCTAGCTGCTCACTCCATAAGCCGGCCTGTATCATAGCTTGTTTTTTAGCTTCTTCTTTAACGTTTTGAATAGGACTAGCACTTACAGCAGCGAACCCGGATACTACCGTTTCGTAAATATCTGGACTTATTGATGCGAACTCGTCAGCGATGATAATATGTGCTCTAAGACCTCTAATCTTCGAACCGTCGCCCATCGGCACTGCTATTGTCCAACTTTCACCCAGCCTTATAGTGCATCTATCAACATCTCGACGCGGACCATCATCGTTTCCACCAAAGATGCTACGAAGTATAGGACTATTACGCCATAAAGTTTCCATATATTCAAATATGATTTTACTTTGTCGAAATGCTGCACCAACCACAACAATCTTGGTTCCTGGAACTAACATACATCTCAACATGCAATATAATGCCATTAAGAAACTTTTTCCGAATCCTCTAGAAGCAACAAACATTGGAAATGGTCGTATCCAAAACTCTTGAAGTATAGCTATTTGTATAGGATGTAATTCTATGTCAAATAATAGTTTTACTGTTGTACCAAAATATTTAGGATTTTTTAATAGTCTTAATAAATGTAGATCGGGATTTTCTATATCTTCTTTGGTTCGACCAATCATAGGATTGTGGTCAATCACTAAGGAGTTTAAATCCCCTAAGCCTAGCCACACATCATCAAATTGTGTTATTGTCTTTAGGCCCGTATTTTTCATATATTCTTTTCATTATGCTAACTGCTGTTCTTTCTGCCGACTCTGGATTATCACAAAATAAAACATGAATATTATAATTGAGTTGAATTTCTACTAAATGTTTCATTATATAATTACCACTAATTCTAAGCTTATCCCACATCTTTTTAGGAATATCACTACCCACAGGAAAAGTATATATATCTTCAATATTAAATTCCATAATCATAAAACTATGAGGAATTTCACTCATGCGCTTTAATACATCTTTAAATCTATTTTCTGTTATATTAGTAGCAATTTCACTAACACTTTTTTTACGCTCTATAGTAAATAAACTTTCTAATCCTTCTATGCTATAGTCTCCTGTATCTAGTTTTCTTTTACTAGTAGTATGAAAGCCAAATTCCCAAGGAGTTTGTTCTCTAGTATCAACAATAATAGTAAAAGGATCAGTTTTATAGTTCATGGTTGTGCAGAGTTAAGGATTAGTTTCAAAAAGAAAGGGGCGTAATTTTCTTCATTATTTTTAATCATGTCATGGTGGGTTTTACAAAGAGTAATACCATTTTGAATGTGATATCTTAAGCCGGGGAAATCGGCCCACTTATTAATATGATGAGCATGTAGTTTATTTTTACTAGAACAATGAGGCCACATACAAGAGTATTTATCTCTTGTTTTTACTTGTTTTCTCCACTGTTTATATTGGGGATCATTATAATTTCTCATCATTATACTCTAAAGCTTCTGGACTAAGTATGGGAGAGTCCACCTTATGATCTGAATAGTTATGATAATCATATAAAGATTTTTTAGCTTTGTCTGTGGCCATAGCTAATATTGCCATTTCTTTGCCTTCTTTTTCTCTTACAATTTCATCCTCAAGCATTCGTATTAAACCTACCCAGCTACTTTTACCATCTTCTATTCTTTTGATTCTTTGCTCTCTGGTGGCTTTAAGATCTTTACTAATTTTTTGTTGTTCATTAAGCAGTTTAGTATATTCATTAGTATAACTAGCTATACTATTACGAGCAAAGCTTAGTTGGGTTTCGAGGTTGGCCAGTTTAGGAATATCTCTACTATCTTCATTCTTTTCATATTCTTTATCTACTAACCTTTGAAGTTTTTCAGTTTCACTAATGTGGCGCTTGCGTTCTTTCATACTTCGATTAATAAGAATATCAATAGTAATAAATTGTTTGATTTGTAATTCTTCAGCAGGAAGAACGTCCTCTCTGAATTGTTTAACTAAATTTATCCATGTATCCTCAAAATATTGAAGTTCTCCGCTAGACTCATCAAACTGTCGTGCTATTTCGGGCCAAAATGTTTTGCTGCGTAATTTTCTTTTTAAAACACTATTTTCATTTGTTTCATCAGTACTAAATAGTTGGTTTTCATCAATATATCGGTTGATAGGATCAATATTACGATTTAGCTGGTTAGCAATTTGTTCTATGCTAAGAGTTTTTATATTATCTCTTATAAATTGTTCTTCATCTAAGCTAAGTTGTCCGCGTTTTTTAGGCATAGTCTTTTAGTATTTCTTGAAGTCTAATTGTTAGTTTTTTCATATCAGCCTTACTAACCTTTGAACCACTCTTAACTTTAAGATAAATGGTGCGATCTTCTCCATTTAAATATTTTTCCACAATAGATAAAATTTCTTTACTAGATATATTATTAATTAAAGAGTCTTCATCACTAGTAAAGCTGTTACCATAATCTTTAACCTCATCAATAGTGGTCAAATGCATCAGGTTCTTTTTGGTTACATTTCTTTGAGTCCATGATAAATATAAATCACAATCATTTTTATTAGAGTATTTTTCACATCCGCTAGACATTTTTAAGTTATATAACGGACAAGTTAAGCATGGTTTATCTGGTCGTTGATAATTGTCTCTTTTATAGTTAAAAAGCCGATTTCTTACGTGGGTCCATAAAAAGTTCTCTAGGGGCCTTTTATGATCATAGTTTTTTAGTCCCTCTAAAGCAAATATGCTTATTTGCTGCTTCATATCTTCATAGTCATGATATCCAAATTTAAATTTATATGCTAATTTTTTGCTTATAATATCAACTATTTTAAGAAATTCGTCTTCATTAATCTTGGGTTTTTTCGTCTTTTTCTTCATTATCAGTTATTAGTTCTGCTAGGGTTTTAGTTTGAACTGCTAGTAAATCTTGGTCTATATTTATATTTTCTTTAGCAGTAACGTGAAGGATGCTGGGTATAATATCGGAATTATTCATAAAATGTTCCTTGCGAAAAATTGACCAATGTATAATATATAATATGTTTCGTACACTTTTTGTCAAAAAAGGATAAATTTTATGGGTACATATAAAAAATGGAGCGAGCCTGAGCTTCAGTATATCAAAGATAATTTGACCTCTTTTAGTGATCTGGAGTTGGCCAATAAGTTAAGTGAAATGACGGGTGAAAGCGTGACTTATGGCATGGTTAGACGACAACGACGCAAGATTGGTGTTGTTAAACCAAGAGGCCGACGCAAAAAGAATGTTAGTGTAACTTGATATTTTGATTTTGGTATTGATACTGGATTCTTAAAGAAGCTAGTTACGTAAGGGACTAGCTTTTTTATTTATAAGAGGGAAACTGGTTAAATTATATTTGTATATTATTTTGCTGATTAAAGACCAGTATCTACTGAACCAATTTCTAGTTGTGGACATATTTGGAAAGTAGCATTAGCACCAGCGCCTGTATTATTAATACTCATCACAAATGATCTTTGAGTTGCTGTATAAACATATGTAAAGTCACTCTCGCCCACAACATCTCCATTTACAATTAATTGATCATTCACACCACCACTAAATGTAATCTGTAGAGGAAGAGTATACTCGTTAGGTATAGTTACTGTCCAGGTAGCAACAATACCAGTTCTATCTTCTTGACTGTCTCCGTTTTCGTCGCATTGACCACAATAATTAATTACTGAGCAGGGAAGACATTCGCACGTTAAGGGGTCTAGAATTTGACCTTCTGGACATTCTTTTGGATTACTAATGTTATTCATATAAGTATATAATATAAACAAGTTAGTAAAAAGAGTAGCCAAATCATTTGCTCTTTTAGAGAGTAGAGCCCCTATTTCTTGAGTTAGTTTGAGCATAGACCTATCTAGGGCTTGAAGATCCCATCTTAGATTTAATCTTCTTGCCTCAAGATTCCTTGCTTTTGCTTGTAATTTAAGGATAACATCTCTAATTGGTTTTCCTCTAAACTCAAGATCGGTAAAGTATCCTGAATATTCTATAATATCAGGACCTTGGTATACAGTTATCCTAGAATCAAACATCATATCACTAAGGTCTTGTATCATATCTCCTAGTACTTGAATTGGTTTTTTTAGATTTAATGCTTCCAGTTGTAGCCAGTTATAGTCGTTCTGAAGTATCTCTATTGCGACCCTTCGACTTCTAATCTGTCCTGCGACAGCACATAATCCAGCCTTGGCTATCCCTACTAAGGAAACTAAAGAAGCTATCATCTCTACTGTTACAAAAGATGACTCATAACAACCACAACTACCTCCGCCAATCAAAGATCCTCTAGTTTGATTACCAGGACAATTTATACTAAACCAGTTATCTATATTAAAGCCACAATTATTATCGTTGTAATTATTAGGAGCAGTACAACCTGTAAGAACCAAACAAGGATCAAACCCTCCAGACATTTGTCCATTAATATCTAAGGTACCAACAGTATTTTTAATAATTATAAAATCACTAAAAGAAGATGTGTTAGCCAGTATAGATCCTTCTGATACTGAGGTTGTTATGTCCTCATAAATATTTTGTTCTGTTTCTTCATCATATGTAATATGTATAACCATGGGATTATTTTCTGGATTAATACTATCAGAAATAAAAGATAGTTGAAATTCTCCATCAAAAGGCAGTGTGTTCTCTAAACGATAAATAATAAAATCATTATTCTCAAATAGTTTTGTAGAATGTATAAAATTTCTGGGAGGTATTTGCGCATTACTAATAATAGTATCATCAAATATCATATAGTTATTTGATAAAGATATATTTAATCCTGATTGTATTACTATTGGAGAAGATTCATTAGCATCATTAATTTCTATTAAGGGATTGTTTATTGAGATAGGATTAGTAGAAATGATCTTAATAGTATCTGGAACTTCAATAGGACTAACGATATTTATAATGTCTATATCTGAAGGAAGTTTAGTCGCTTGGATCGTAAAGTTTTCATCGGTCCACCAATTATTAATATCCGACCAGTCTGTGCTAGATTCAGAATAAAAATAAAAAGTTATACCTAATGAAGACATATTGTATACTGTTGGATTAACTGGTGCAAAAAAAACATAATTATTTAGGAATCCTCTAATTAACTTAGTATTTTTGGGATCTCCAAAACTTTCTTGTTTAGGATATTGATTAATCTTTCTGTTATTCGCCATATTTAACAAGAAATTACTGGACACAGTAGATAAAGAAGAGGTGGTTTTGGCCGATATTGGTCTGTTATTATTAAAAGCAAATACTCCGGAAACGATAGCTTTATCAGCAGTACTATTGTCTATAACTACCGAGCCTGAGCTATTAGTTAAATTTTGACGACTTAAACTAAAAGACAAAGTGGGACCATAAGCCATGAATTGATTAGCCTGGTTAGAATCTTTAATATAGAATGTTGTCATAAGCGAAACTTTCTTTATTTATTAATATACACAAAGGATAATATTAACTAGATTCTTAGAGTCTTAGTATCAATATAAAAATTTCAAAAATTAGATTATTAAATAGGTGCTTACCATCAAGGTTTAGGTAATACTTTTCTGTTTAGTGTGTGCTTATTGTTTTTGGACCACCCGGCGGTTTAGGCAAAATTGGCAAGATAGGCAAGATAAACAAAAAAACCCCCTGGGCAAAATAGGTAGTTTACTAGCAAACTGTATGCCAAAATGATGGGAAAAATTTCAGAAAGTTTTTTTGATTTTCTTTTCTTGATTTGCCGATAACCTAATGTATAATCGTGGTATAAGAAAGAGAGAATGAAAATGAAAATTGGTGATTTTGCTTTCGTCGAATATAACAACGGCAAACTGTATACGGGTGAGGTTGTGGGCGTGAAGGACATGTCGGAAAATCGCACGCTCTTTACCGTGAATGATCCTGTGGGATTCAAGTCTCTTTATCTTGACAAGTGTGTCTCGGTTGAAGTTTGGGAAGCCTCTAAGTAAAAAGGAAAATCCATGAACATTCACGAAATGATTTGCAAACTGGAAAATGAAGGCTTGAAGATTTCCGTGATGAATGATCCGTATACGCTTCATGTAGACGGTTATCATCCCCCACAAAGTAAGGGTTTGCCCGACTGGCTTTGGAATTGCAAGGGCTGGGGAGTATCATCGTGCGGATTCGCTCGCGTGTTCATGTTCAAAATGAAATAATTTTTTTTCTTGCAAATGCCGATAAGGTATGTATAATCGAGGAAAAGAAAGAAGGAATAAAATGACGATTCAAGTACAGAACACGATTCGCAACCTCGTTGCTCGCCACGGTTATTCTGCTACATTTGTTCAGCATATGGGTGAGGGTATCTGCCTGTACAGTATCGGCGGTATCATGTATCGTATTCGTGGGGATGGTACGATTCTCTAAAAGTTTACTAAATGACATAACGGCAGACAATATGCCAAAATGGCAGGCCGCGGGCGCCATCTGCCAAAATGGCAGGCGCTGCAAATCTTGTGCCAAACTCTAGCATAGCAAATATCATGCCAAAGAAAATATTTTTTATCTACGATTTTTTTTAGTTGACATTCAAGTATGCCTATGTATAATGTCGATATAAGAGAAAAGGAAAGAGAGAATTGAAATGAGAATGATTGAAGTGATTACGTCCGATTGCTGTGGTGATGAAATTAGGGGTTATGATATTTGTGCGTGCTGCCTTGAGCATTGTACCCCTATTCTGGAATATGTTTCCGATCCTACCGATCCCGATAGCAACTAACCCTAGAAAGAAAGAGAATACTACAATGGTCAGCGTGAATGATATGGTAGTTGTCGA